AGTCCGGCATGCCTCGCGCTGCCGGCGGGGGTACGCATAACGCTGCCCCGCCCGATAAGCCTCGCGCTGTCGCGCCAGACCTCTCCGCCTCTCTGAGCGCGGCAACCAATCTCCTCAATTCTCTGAAAGGAAAGTGACCATGGACTTTGAAGCCCAAGTCAAGGAACTCAACGCCAGTCTCAAGGGCATTGGCGACCAGATCAAAAGCCAGGCCGAGGCGACCGAAAAGCAAATCAAAGCCTCCGGTGAAATGAATACCGAAACCCGCGCCAAGGTCGATGAGTTGCTGACCAAGCAGGGCGAGCTTCAGGCGCGCCTGGGCGAGGCCGAACAGAAGCTTGTCAACGCAAGCCGGGATCGCAGCCATCAGGAAGAACCCCAAAAATCCGTCGGCGCTCTCGTGATCGAAAGCGAAGAAATGAAGGACATGACCTCGTCCTTCCGCGGCTCTCGTCGTGTCTCCGTGCCGCGTGCGGCCATCACCACCGCAACCGGCGGTGACCTGGTGCAGACTCAGCGCCTGCCGGGGATCATTGCCCCGGCTCAACGCCGGCTGACCGTTCGCGACCTGGTCGCGCCGGGTACCACCGAATCGAACTCCATCGAGTACGTCCGTGAGACTGGCTTCACCAACAACGCCCGTACCGTGGCGGAGACCACTGCCAAGCCTTACTCCGATCTGACCTTCGGCCTGACTACTGCGAACGTGCGGACCATCGCCCATTTGTTCAAAGCCAGCCGGCAGATGCTGGACGATGCCAAGGCCCTGCAGAGCTACATCGACGGTCGTGCACGCTACGGCCTCAACATGGCTGAAGAGGCTCAGTTGCTTTACGGCAACGGCACCGGTGTGAACCTGCAGGGCCTCATGACCGTTGCTCAACTGTACGCCGCCCCGGCTGGCGTTGCTGTAGTGGGCGAGCAGCGCATTGACCGCCTGCGCCTGGCACTGCTGCAGGCCGAACTGGCCGAGTTTCCATCTGATGGCATCGTGCTCAACCCGATCGACTGGGCGGCCATTGAGCTGACCAAGGACGGGGAAGGCCGCTACATCATCGGTCAACCGCAAGAAGGCACCAACGCGAAGCTCTGGAATCGTCCGGTGGTTTCCACCCAGGCCATGACCCAGAACGACTTCCTGGTTGGTGCCTTCAAACTCGGCGCTCAGATCTTCGACCGCATGGAAATCGAAGTGTTGATCTCGACCGAGAACAGTGATGACTTCGAGAAAAACATGGCAACGATTCGTGCTGAAGAGCGCCTGGCCTTTGCCATCTATCGCGACGAAGCGTTCGTTACCGGCCCGTTGGTCACGCCTTAACCATCCCCCAGATCGGCGCCAGAAATGGCGCCGCAATGGAGTTATCCAATGGCACGTAAACAGGAAACACCAGCCTCCACGGCTGATGCGAAGGATTCGGTATCGACCGTTGATTCCAGCAGCGGGCCGGCTGAAGCTGCCGAGTTGCCTCTTTCGCCTGGCCGAGCGATCGTTCCAGACGCTAGCGACTCCGCTGATTCGGGCGTCCCTGCAACTGCTCCAGGCTCGGCGGAGAACTCGGGCCTGTTGACGGCAGAAGGGCAGGCAGCCGCTGGCACTGGGCCGGATGGCGTCACAGGGAAGCAGGGTGCCGGTATCTCTACGACGGACGCGGCCGATGCCGCATCCGAAGCCGTCGCTCAAACTTCCTCAGTCTTGGCAGATAGCGGCGCCGACGCTGATAAGTTGGCACTAGATGATCGAGCCAACCCCAACCCTGCGACTCTTCAGATTTATCCGCTGCGTTCGTACATGGACGAGGGTGAGCTTCGTCGTCGCGGCGGTCCAGCATATACGGTGCCGCGCCGGCATGCGGAGGAACTGGTGCAGCGGAATCTGGCATCACTCGAACCGCTGAAGGAGTAGATGATGCCGGTTATCAGTATGTCCATTGCCCGGCATCACCTTCGAGATCCCGATGATGATGACGAGTACCTAGAGCTGCTGGTCGAGGCGGCGGAGGGGCAGGCGATGGACTATCTGAACCGCCGTTTTTACGCCAACCAGCAGGCGCTGGATGAGGCTGTCGCCGCCGGGGATGCCGGTGACTCGCCCATGGTCAGCAATAAGCAGATCCAGGCGGCTTGCTTGCTGATCCTCGGGCACCTTTACGCCAACCGCGAGGACGTTGTGATCGGGACCATCGCAACAGAGCTGCCGCAAGGTTCGAAGGCGCTACTGACGCCGCATCGTATCGGGTGGGGCATATGAGGGCCGGGCCGCTGCGTCATAGGCTGGAGGTGGCTCATCGACACGAGGAGAGGAACAAATCCGGGGGCGCCACAGTGACGTGGCTGCCAGCTGCTCGCCCTGAAATGTGGGGTGAGGTTCGCACCCCAAGCGGTCGAGTCATTGCGGTTGCTGAAAAGCTGAGTGCTGTTGTAACCGCCGAAATCATCGGCAGGCCGCGCTCAGACATCGTTGCAGGATCTCGGCTCACGCGACGCGGAGTTACTTATCAGGTCGAGGCGGTACTGCCAGACAACGAAAACTCCTTGATGAGGCTTCTCTGCTCATCGGTACCTAACCCATGAGGTGAATCATGAAAATTCGAGCACTAGGCCCGCTGACGGGCGCATCTGGTGAGCGTGAGAAGGGCGAAGAGTTTGAGGTCGACAAGCCCTATGGCGAAGGCCTGATTGCCCGGGGCTACGCCGAAGCGGTCACCGACAAGGCGTCCAAGCCAGCAAAGGCCGACTCGGTCAAGGAGTAGGACATGGCACGCCGGTCCAGCATCCGCGGCGATATCCGGCTGCGCCGGACGCTGCGCAACATCCACCGAACGATGGATAACGAGCTCCGGCCGGAAATGGAAAAGGCTGCTAACCGCATCCTTGAGACGCAACGGCAGCTGATGCCAAAGGACACCGGCGCCGCTGCCGCTGCGCTGAGGATATACGTCTCGCCCAGCGGCCTAGATGCTCAGATCGGCATACGGGGTAAGCGCGACAACCGCAAGTTTTTCTACCTGCGCTTCATTGAGTGTGGGACCAAGGGCTACATGGGCGGCAAGCGTGCTGGCGACCGCAACCGGCGCGTCAGCAACAAGAGCGATGGCACCCACTTCTTCGGTAAGTACCCGGACATTCCGGCCAGGCCGGCGCACCCGTGGTTGCGTCCTTCGATGCAGGTCAATCGGGAGTACGTGATGGCAGACATCGAGACCGCTGTGCGCCGCACGCTACGCAAGGCAAGCCAGGGGGTAGGCAATGGCTGATCCATCGCTGGCCCTGCAGGAGGCCATCTTCGCCAGGCTTAAGGCCGAGGTCAGCTGTCCGATCTACGACGGTGCGCCGCTGAATGCGGAGATGCCGTACGTCTCCATCGATCGGGAGGTCTCGGTGAATGCCAGCCCAATCTCTGGGCGCAAGCGCGAGATGCGCCTGGTCTACTTGTCGGTATGGTCCGATGCTGTTGGTCAGGCCGAGGTAAAGCGCATCAACGGCGAGATTATCGTTGCCCTTGACGAGCGCAGGCTGCCGCTTGAGGTGGGCCGCGCCGTCTCCGTTCGTGTCGAGCAGGCTGACGCCCAGCGCGATGCAGACGGCATCACCTATCAGGGCTCGATCACGGTCCGCGTGATCACCACCCACTGAATTACCCACTGGCCGCGCTGCGGCTTCTATCCAACGTGGCTTTGGAGGATCACCCATGCCCGCAGAAGACAACCTCAATACAGCCGCCGGCTGCCGCCTCTTCATTGGCAGCAAGACGGGGGCGACCACCAAAACCGAATTCGAAGCCGACACCTATGTGCGTGTTGGTGAAATCGAAGACCTCGGCGAGTTCGGCGACACCTTCAGCAGCGTGACCTTCACCTCGCTCGAGGATGGCCGTGTGCGCAAGTACAAGGGTACGGCTGACGCCGGCGACATGACCATGACCGTGGGCCTGGATAACGGTGATGCTGGCCAGAACGCGGTGAAGACCGCGCACAAGGATCGCAGCAAGGGCGATTACAACATCAAGGTCACCCTCAACGACGGCGACCCTGATGCATCCCCGGCAATCAGCCCGACCACCTTCTACTACCGCGCGAAGGTGATGAACAACACCGTTGCAGCCGGCGCCGCTGACAACGTAGTGCGCCGCAACATCACCTTTGGCATCAACTCGGAAATCCTCGAGCTGTTGCCGGCCCCTGTCACCCCTTAAGTGCGCGGGGCTTCGGCCCCGGCCTCACAGGACCTGATCAATGAACAACACGCTGCACGGTACCGTTACTGTCAAGCTGGGTGACGAAGAGTTCACCCTTACCCCAACCCTGAAGGCTGTGCGGGCGATCGAGAGCCGCTTTGGCGGTCTACGCGGCGCTTCCCAGGCGATCACGTCGCTCAGCGTCGACGGTTGCGCCGCCATCTTGGTGGCAGGCGCCGGCCTGGACGACAAAGCCGCCAAGGCAGTGCCAGAGCAAGTATGGCTGCACGGTGTCCTCGATGCCTCGGCGCAGCTGAATGCCTACCTGGTTGCTTTGTACAACCCGCGCGGCAAAGACCCGGGAAACGACCAAGCCGGGACGGCGTAAGCGTCATCGAAGACGGAAGTTACGTTGACCGGCTGTACTCGATCGCAACGGGCTGGCTTGGCTGGCATCCCGACGTGGCCTGGCGAACGCCATTGCCCGAGCTGTTCATGGCGCTGGATGCCAGGCTTGAGTGGTCGCAGATGACCAACCCCTTCGGCAAAGGAAAGACTCAGTCGAACAAGCCTAAGCCTAGCCCGTCCGCTGTGGCGGACAAGCTGCGCCAGGCCCTGACGGGAAGACGGGCTAATTAGCATTTTGTTAGTCTTCCCTGTTCAAGTGCGAGGGATTGACGAATGCAGAAAATGATAGTGATGCTTCCTGCCTTTTTGTTGCTGGCAGCATGCGGGAAATCGGATGCTCAAAAGGCAGAAAGTGCAGCCGCAATGGCTGAGATAAGAAACCAGCGCGTGGCTAGAGAATTTGTGGGTGGAGTCTTAAAAGACCCAGGCAGCGCTGAGTTTCGTAATCAACGTGGGCTTTGTGGCGAGGTGAATTCTAAAAATTCGTTTGGTGGCTATGTTGGTTTCAGGAGATTTATAGCAGCAAGCAAGGAAATGGTGGTTTTCGAAAATGATGGCCGCATGAAACCAGGCGATTTTGAGACAGCTTGGTCAACTCACTGTCGTTAGTTTTTCCGTTTTACCACCCGCTTCGGCGGGTTTTTTTTGCCTGGAGAAAAGCATGGCTGACCAACAAGTCCAAGGGATGCTGGTTCAGATTGAGGCAACCACCGCCCAGTTGCGCCGCGAACTGGCCAATGCTGATCAGCTGGTCGCCCGGTCATCGCAGGCAATTGATCGTAACCTGGCTCAAGTCGATTCAGCCTTTGACAGGGCGGGCACCGCCGCGCAGCAAGCAGGCACTCTTATCCGCGGCGCTTTCGCAGCAGTTGCCGGTGCCGGTCTAATCGGCGGAATCATCAAGCAGGTTGATGCATACGGCCAGATGTCAGACCGGATGAGGGCAGCGGCCGGCAGTTCGAGCGAGTATCAGGCGGTGCAGGAGCACCTGCTTCAAACGGCTCAAGAAACCTATCGCCCGCTGGCTGAGGCCCAAGAGCTGTATATCCGTACCGCGGATGTGATGCGAAATCTTGGGTTCAATACCGAGCAGACACTGGATATCACTGACAGCTTCAGTTTCTTATTGGTAACCAACGCTGCTGCTGCAGACAAAGCCGGTTCTGCGCTTGATGCCTACTCCAAGGCATTACAGACCGGGAAGGTCGACGCCGATGGTTGGATTTCTATCCAGACCGCAATGCCTACCATTGTTGATTCGATTGCTGTTGCGACCGGTAAGAGCGCGGACAAGATCCGGGATCTTGGCATTGAGGGGAAGCTCGCGCTCGACGACATCAATACTGGCCTATTGAAAACGGTCGAAGCGAACCGCAAAGCTGCCGCGGATATGTCCACTAGCGTCCAAGACGCCCTTATGAACATCAGCAACGCGATTGGCAACTTCTTAGGGAGGATGGAGGAACAGACCGGCGCCGTTGGCGGCCTATCCAAAGTACTCATTACCCTCGGTGAGAATGTTGATCTGGTAGCTGTCGCAATTGGCGGAGCGGGTGTAGCCGCTCTCACCAACTACGCTGCCAAAACCTACTTGGCAGTGAAAGCAACTCTTGCCCAGCGCGCGGCCATAGTGCAGAGCGCTGAATCCGCAGTCAGAGCTGCAGAAGCTCAGCGGATTTATGCGCAAGCGCAGGTGCTGCAAGCTGAAGCGTCGATCGCTGCCGTTACAGGGTTGAAAAGACTCTCGCTGGTTCAAGCTGAGCTTATCCCGCGCCAGGCCGCACTCAAGGCATCGACCGATGCGCTAGCTATTACTCAAACGAATCTGGCGAGCACTAGCATAAGAGGCGGTCTCATGGCCGTCCTCGGCGGCCCAATGGGGCTTGCCATGTTGGTGGGCACCGCCGCAGCAAGCTTGCTGCTGTTGCGAGACAATGCAGATGAGGCAGCTGTCAGCTTAGATGAGCTGAAGAAGCCGGTATCTCAGCTTCGAGAGGAGTTCGCGAAGCTTAACCAAGACCAGCGCGCCGCGTCCTTGGTGGATTGGAAGCAGAGGCAGATAAAAGCCGCGGAAGAGGTTCAGGATGCCTACGGCTCTTTGGCTCAATCAATCCGAAGAGCGACGGTCACGGCCCCGGCCCGAGACTCTGGGGGAATGTACGGAAAGCAGCTGGCCGAATATCAATCGGTGATCGACCGCTTGAATGAAGCGCGGAAGGCAGGTGATGGCCTGTCTCCAATTCTTCAGGAAGTTGGAGAGCGGCTAAAGATTCCTGAGGGTACACTGCAGCAATGGATTACCCAGGCGCGAGCCGTGGGCAATGCCGATGAAACGTCCTCTCGGATTGCCGATACGCTTCGCGTACTGACCGGAGCTACGAACGACAACACAGCGTCGACTCAGGCGAATAACGCCGCGAAGTTGGGTATGAGCTCGGCGGGTCAGTCCTATCTCGATACGCTCCAGAAACAGCTGGCCGGACTGCAAGATAACGGCGACATGATCAAGGTCGTAAACCGTTACCTTTCCGAGCATGCGGACTTGACCGAGGCGGATAGGCTAGCCGCCATCTCGTTCGCAAATGCTATCGAATCTCAGAAGAAGACTAACGACAAGGCCAACAAGTCCAAACGTGATGGTGAGTCAAAGTCAGAACAGGCTGCGAAAAAGCAGCTGAAAGACTTTGACACGGCTGAGGAAGGCTACAAGCGCCAGATCGAGCTGATCAACACCACGGGCGACAAGCAGAAGGACGCCACCGAGGTCGCCAAGCTGTCTTTCGAGTTGCAGGAGGGCAAGCTCGGCAATCTTTCGAAAGTGCAGGAGAAACGGCTGCTTGACCTGGCTGCTGAACTGGATGCGCTGAACAGAATCAAGAAGGCCAATGAGGACGACTTGAAACTCAGCGCGTTCAGGGCGGCCCAGCAGGCGGGGACCCAGACGGCTGCGAACGGATATGCCCAGGAACTGGCCGGCCTCGGCATGGGGGACAAGGCCCGTGACCGTATGCGCGCTGACCTGGCGCTGCGCCAGAAGTACGTGGAAGACCTCCAGACCCTGAATGAGCAGCGAAACACCGGGCAGCTTGCCCCTGATCTGTATGCCAGCGAAACACTGGTACTTCAGGAAGAGCTCGGCAAACGGCTCCAGGCGCAGCAGGACTTCTACGCGGCGGTAGATGAGCAGCAGTCCAACTGGATGGGCGGTGTCCATGAGGCCTGGGCGAACTTCGCCGATGATGCTCAGAACTATTCCGCCCAGGCAGCAGATGCCACCACCAACATCTTGGGAAGTGCCCGAAGTGAACTGAGCACTTTCATGACGGATGTTGCCACTGATACTGAAGACGCTGGTGATGCTCTGGGCAACATGATTGGCGGGTTCGCAGAGTCGGTGCTAAACGCGCTGTCGGACATGGCTGCGCAGTGGCTCATTTACCAAGGGCTTCAACTGCTCGTCGGCAAGACCACCCAGGCGAGCGCTGCGGGAATGATGGCGGCGAATGCCCAGGCGACAGCGCTGCAGGCCGGCCTGGCTGCATTTGCCTCGACTGCTGCAATTCCAATCGTTGGCCCAGCTCTGGCACCAGGCGCAATGGCCACAGCGCTCACTATCGCCAACCCGCTGGCTTCGGCCGTGGGCATGACTGCGATGTCGGGTGTGGGCTACATGGATGGCGGCTACACGGGCCACGGCCGCAAGGATGAGGTCGCCGGCCCGGTGCACCGTGGCGAGTACGTGTTTGATGCTGAGTCTACTGCCCGAATCGGGGTTGGAACGCTGGAGGCCATCAGCGACGGCCGTGCCGCCTTCGTCGGCGGCCCGGGCAGTTCTTCGGCGGCCACTGCTGATCCAGTGGCCTCGACCACCCCGGCGCAGGCTCAGGCTGCTCCCCAGGTCAACCTGTACGAGGATGCCAGTCGTGCAGGGCAAGTGCAGATGTCAACGGGCCCGGATGGTCGCCAGATCATTGATTTGTGCGTGGCGAACATTCGGCAGGGCGGGGCGCTGGCCAAGGCGCATGAACAGTACTACGGGGCGAAAAGGGTAGGGCGATGACCGCGATTGCAACGTTGTACGCCTCTGGCGGCAAGGCGTGGATCATTCCGACCCTTGAGCTTCGCTGCCCTGCCTGGGCGGCGCCGATCTACCTCTGTGCTGGCTTCGACGATGTGGTGGCCACGCTCGAGACCGGGGCCAAGGTGAAGTTCACCGCCGCGGCCTTCGATGCAGCGCTACCCAAACGCGACGACAGTGGTAGCCAGACGCTGACCTTTGCCATCGACAATGTCACTGGCGTAGCGCAGCAGCTGATCGACCAGGCGCTGGAGGCCCGGCAGAAGATCACCCTGGTGTTCAGGATCTTCCTCTCGTCCGACCTGTCCGCACCTGCAGAGAAGCCGTACCGGATGACGGTACTTAGTGGGTTTATGGAAGGGGCCAGCGTGCAGCTGCAGGCTGGTTACACCGACTACATCAATCTGGCTTGGCCAAGGCGCAAGTACACCTTGAGCTTCGTCCCCTGCCTTAGGTACGTGTGATGTTCGACAGCTACTTGGCCGCCACCTACGAGGATGGCGGGCGCGGCCCTGCGCGCTTCGATTGCTGGGGGATGGCCAGGGCGGTACGTCATGAGGTGTACGGCCTGCGGTTGCTACCGAGCTGGGGTTATGTCCGAAACACCATGCCGATGGAGTTCACCCGAGCGGTCAACCACGAAGCCGCTGGCATGGAGCGCTGTGAGCCGGAAGTTGGCGCGATTGCGTGCGTCTGGCGGGGCGATATCTGCATCCACGTTGCGCTGATCGTTGAGGCCGAAGGCCGGCTGCATGGCCTAGAGATGAAGCCCAGCGGGGCGACCATCAAGCCGCTTCGGCGATTTCAAGATCAGTACCTGAAAGTGAGTTATCACCGTGATCGAATTCTACCCGAGCAAGCTTGAGGGCTCCCCCCTGGAGCGCCACAGAACCGACAAGGTGATGACGATCGAAGGCTGGCTGCAGCGCAATGTGCCAGGGTATGTGCCGCGTGCCTCGCCGCCCATCAGCATTGAGGTGAACGGGGTTTTCATTTCGCCTGAGCATTGGGGCGAGGTCGAGTTTTCCCCGGTGGACACGGTCCGCATCTACCCAGAGCCCAAGGGCACAGGACTTGAGGTGGCTGTGTGGGCGGTGGTGGCGGCCGTGGTGGCGGTCGGCGTTATCATGCTCACCCAGAAGCCGCTGGCCACCCCGACGAACAAGTCGCAAAAGGGGCAGAGCCTGAACCTGGCGAAGACCACCGGCAACCAGGTGAAGGTGGGGGACATAATCCGGGAGGTCGCCGGCCGCACGCGAATCTTCCCTGACTACTTGGTGCCCCCTCGGCACTACTTCGTTAACGAGACGGAGCAGTGGGTGGAGATGTTGCTGTGCGTGGGCGTTGGTGAGTTTGAGATCAACCCCACCGACGTGAAGATCGGCTATACCCCGATCGCATCGCTCGGTAGCACCGCGCGGTACCGAATCTACGGCCCAGGCGAGTCGCTGGCTGATGAGCCGGCCCGGCTTTGGTGGCACAACTCTACTGAGGTTGGTTCAACCAGCACCGGTGGGGCGGGGCTCACGCTGACGACCACCACCACCGTGGCCCAGGAGTTCACGGGTGAGTCGGTACTGGTTGCCGGCCATGTGCTGACCGTTCCAGAAGGTGCCGGCTGGTTCCCGCTCGGCTGGGACAGCGGAATGATCGCTCGTATCGAGGTGCCGTACCCGTACACGTTCGCGGCGCCGGTTGATGGCAGCGCGACTGTAGTCAGCGGCCCGCATCTGCCCATGCTTCTGCCGTTTGTAGGCATGCGCATCGAGATTTCGGGTGCCAACGCGGGTGAATACGTGGTGGCCAGCTATACGCCGGAAGTGCCGGGCACACCGGCAGTGCCCGGTAGCGCCTCCATGGTCACGGGTAGTGCTGCGCCGACGCGCTTCGACTTCAATGTGACTCCGCTGAGCTTTACGGTTTCTCGGGGAGCCAGCGATTTCCCCGTTGCTCTGACTATGGCGACCACCGATTTGACTGGTCTGGTCACGGCGGTGAACGCCGCTTTGGCAGGCACGCCGCTGTCGGCCAGTGCCTCCGTCGGGCGCTTGAGGATTGCTGAGCAGGCCGCGCCGTTCACCGGTACCGGCCTGACCATCACCGGTGCAGTCGTGGACATCCTGGGTGCGAGCCCAGTGTTTGCGACGGGCGTGAAGTCTGAGGCGGCAACGGATGGGCAGGATGCCTCGATGACCATGGCGTATGACGGCGGCGCTCCCGCTGCCGGCCTGCAGACCGGTGAACTGCTTTCCTCCATCGGCTATCGCGACATGCGCTACCGGATCACGGAGGTTTCGGACGATTCCGCAGAAGATGACGACGAGACCCCAGAAGACGAGAGCCATGGCCCGTCGGCGATCACTGTCGTTCGCCTGACCGACACCGGTGCAGTTGACGATGATTGGGATGGGTTCGACGCGATCCAGAGCAATGGCGTGAGCGCGGTACTGGACGGCTCAACCACTGAGGGCGACTGGGCGGGCTCGTTCGTGGTCTGCCCGGAAGGCGAGACTGTGCGCCGGGTGGAGCTGGACTTCTTCTTCCCGAGCGGCCTGATCCGCTACACAGAGAAGAACGGCAACCAGCGCCAGGTCAGCGTGAAGGTCGAGGCGCAGTATCGTGATGTCAGCACGGCCGGTGCCTGGACCTCTGTCTTCTGGACCTTTACTGCAACTCGGCGAGATCAGATCGCGTTCACCCGAGCGGTCACTTTCCCGGCCTACATGCGCGGCGAAATTCGGGTTCGTCGAATCGGCGAGGAATCCACTGCCAACACCAAGCAGGACCGGGTGCAGTGGTACGGCATGCGGGCCCGCATCGACAAGGCGCCGCTGCGCTATCAGGGAGTGACGGTGATCGCTGTGTATGCCCGGGGCGGTACCAAGCTGTCGGCGCAGTCCGAGAACCAGGTGTCGGTGATCGGCACGCGCAAGCTGCCGGTGCTGGTCGATGGGGCTTGGTCCGTGCCTACGGCCACCCGGAACATCGAGCCCTGGGTCCATTACGTTGCAGAGGATGCCGGCGCGACCGATGAGGACTTGGATATTGAAGAGTTCGTGCGTCACGGCGCAACTTGGAAGAGTCGCGGGGATTACTTCGACTTCGCAGTAGAGGAGGCAGGCACGGTCAGGGACGCCCTGAACGATGCGTTGAAGGCAGGGTTTGCGAAGTTCACGCTTGAGCGCGGACGGATCACGCCCGTGCGCGATGAGCTGCGCACCCAGATTGGCAAGATGTACACGCCGCAGAACATGACCAACTCCTTGAAGCGCGCGTTCACACTGCCGCCGCCGGATGACTACGACGGGGTACTCATCAAGTACCGAGACGGGAAGACCTGGGCGGAAGAAACGGTGAAGTGTAAGTTGGACGGCGACGCATTCAACAGGGTCGAGGAAATCACGCTTGATGGCGTCACTGACCGCGACCGGGCCTGGCGGTATGGCATGCGGCAGCGCCGGGCGCAGGTCTACCAGACCAAAAGCTACAGCTGGAGCACCGAACTCTCGGCGCTCAATAGCGGTTACCTCAGCTATGACGCTGTGGCAGATGACATCCCAGGGTACGCCCAGTCCGCGGTAATGGTCGATTGTTCCCAAGGGGAGGGGCCGGTCATCGTTGAGAGCAGCGAGCCGTTCACCTGGGAGGCTGGTAAGGCTCACGTTCTTGCGGTTCGCCGGCCAGACGGTTCTGTCAGCGGGCCATGGGCAGCAGCACGGCTGGACGACTACCGAGTAGTCATCCCGACGATTGATTTCGTACCGGACCTCTCCCTGGAGATTGAGCCGCCGCATTTGTTGTTCGGTACCTCTACCCGGTGGTGCTACCCGGTCCTTGTCACGTCCATCGAGCCGGGCGACTACTCGGCGGATATGGAGGCGGTCAACTACGACGCGCGTGTCTACGCGGATGACGACAACTTTGCACCTGAGGATGCTTGAGGATGCTGACCTTTCCGGATGATCTCCCGCTGCCAGTGGGGGATGGGTACGGCTTCAAGCCCGTAAGCCCGATAGTCAGGACGACGATGTCGAGTGGTCGGGCGATGCAGCGGCGGCGGTTCGGCAGCGTTCCTACGCTGCTGCCCGTCAGCTGGTTGCTCTCGACAGCAGAGGCCAAGCTGTTTGAGGGGTGGTGCAAGTGGGGGATCGGGTGGGCCGACTGGTTCCTCTGCCCGCTTCGGACGCCGCTGGGGCTGAAGCCGCATCGCGCCAGGTTTACCGACATCTACACCGGTCCCGACTTTGTGAGCGATGACGTATGGCGCTACACGGCCACGCTTGAATTGTTCGAATTGCCAATCGTCGACGAGGCGGAGTTCACCTCTCTGCTTGCCGGCATGCCGATCACATTAATGACCGCCCAGCTCCGCGCCTTGCTGGAGCGCTGGTACACCAAGTCTTGGCCAGGCGCCACGGCTACCTAATTCTCTGCCCACTTCGGTGGGATTTTTATCGCCTGGAGTAAATATGAGCGGAGCTTCTGACCTTCAGCTCTTCGAAGAGCTGGTGAACAACGCCAACTCGCTTTTCTTGTCTGATGCCGATTATGTCGTCATCAATGGCGTTACAAAGCCAACCCTCAAAAAGATCTATGCCGACTTCATGGCCAGCACTGGGACTTACCCTTCGATCGAAGAGGGGCTTCTGGAGACCAATGGTAGCGGTACGCAAAATCGTTTCTTCACAGTCCCGGGCGCCGGGGGGACCTATGAAACCAGGTACCGAAATGACGGGGGTGTGGCCGTCCAAGTTGGACGGGTATCCAGTGCCGACTTGGTCGATGCTCTCGCTTACCTGGTGAAGAGTTTCGACGCTGCATCCAGCGAGGTTGAAATTGCAGTCATATCCGACCAGGAGGGCGGAGTGCACATGAGGTTGACGGACAAAAGACTTACAGCGCCATCGTTTGAGGTTTCGAGCATCCCTGGCGCGGTTGCAATAAGCGATGCAGAAGGGGGCACCCCGTTCTACTCCGATGAGAACATGACGCTGCTCGGTCATCTGGAAATGCGAAGTACTGACTGGGCAGGCATCTGCGTCACAGATTTGGACGGTGCAATGCTCAACGACCTGAGTACGCCTTTCACTGGTTTATCAGGCGATGACGATGTTGGGCCACTTGATGGCTCTTTGCAGTTCAGCCCGATTATTGCCACGTCTCCGGTCTCTGATACCAAGATCCATGTCGCGAGCATATTGCCGCGGCGCGAGCAGGTTGGAGAGGTCACCGCTTCGCTCGGCAGCACAACCACGAGTGCATCAGATCTCTGTCAGATTCTGCCAATCAGCCACGCAGAATATGGCGACCAAGCGGTGCTATCCCTGCGCGCCACTGCCGATGAAAGTATTCGACGCTTCATGCAGCTGACCATCAGAAACGTTCCTGTTCAAATAGGATCGCCAGTCATCAAGGTTTTGATGATAGGCGACAGCATCACCAACTATGCCGGCGCCGATATCCTTGATCAGTACCTGCGGGATCTTGGATTTATGCCAGTGTTCATTGGCACCCTGCTGGGGGCGGGCCCAGGCGAGTCAGCGAACGGGACGGGCGGTCTTCTGGGAGAGGGGCGTCATGGCTGGCAGGCCAGGGACTACACCTATGCAATTTCTCGCAAGCAGATCGTGGAAGTGGGGCAGGAGGCTGCCTATCAGGCCATGGGCAAAGCCACCAAGGTCGGCTACAACCCGTTCTTGCGAGCAGCCACTCTTGAGGACAGTCCTGAACTTGTGCGTAATGGGTACGTCTTCGACGCAGCCTTCTACCAATCGCGGTTCGGCCTGGACACGCCAGACGTTGTTGTGAGCCTGCTCGGCACCAACGACGCGCTCAACATTGATCCGGGTTCGATCTCCAGTGAGATCCAGGATGCTGACCGCATCATGCATACCCAGATCAATGCGGCTTGGCCAAGTGCAAAGATACTGCGATCGGTGCCAGGGACAGCAATCGACGACACCCGGAATGCTCTGTGGAGCTCCACCTACACGCGGATGATCGCCGGCATTCAGCAGTCCGCCAAAGATTTTGGATCACCTGTATCCATTGCACCTCTGTGGGCGATGGCTAATCACGAATCAGGTTACGCACTTCCAGCATCATCGCCTGGTGATGATGGATTCATCTCAGGCAACTGGTCTGACGATATTCACCCGATCGGATCGGCTCGATACGCGTACTACAGGGCAATGGCTCCATACGTTGCTGGCCTCAAGCTCAACATCATTTGATAAGGATTTAGGAATGGGCATTCAGCTGATTTCGAAGGACACCGTTGCACCTTGGAACACCAAAGTAATCGCGCCAGTAACCCGTGGTCTTGAGGTCTGGTTCACCTTCGACACCGATGCTGTACGCTTCGGGTTCAACCGCGCGCCCAACAAGCCCAACGGCCGCATTGTTGGATCGCCCGTGGCATACGCGACCCATGGTCGCTTCAAGTCGCTCGTCAATTTCATCCAGACAGAAGCGCCAGATACTGCCAAGGTAACTATCATCGCTGTGGGGCGCTCGCCGGTCGCAATTCCAGACCCCATCCCAACCCCTGATCCTCGTCCGGTTTACGCGAGCACATTCAATGGCCCGTCCATCACCCCAGGCATCCCTGGCACATCCAGCGGCGTGACGCTGTATCCAGGTGGCGCTGCTCTGTTGGCGTCAACTGCGGCCAGAAGCAACGGCAGCGGTGGTATCACAGTTGGGCAAGTGACGACTGCAGACGACCCTACCGCATGGGGTATCCGCGTCCTCCGAGCCTCGGACGAGGAAGGAACTTTGGTTCAAAACATCACCCGCGGGTCGAAAGCGGTTGGTACCGCGATCACCCAGCGGGCGCTGACAGCGAACAAGTTCCGCATCGGCAGTTCGCTTTCTCAGTTCCCAGGAGAGATCGATATCTCTGCTATTGCCATCTACTCGGAAGCGCTCACTGACGATGAGATCGCATTGGTGGCAAACTGTATGCGCACGCGGATGCAGCGTCTGGGCATTCCGGTGTAACAGCAATCGCTCAAAAACGGCCGCCTTGAGCGGTTTTTTTGTGTCTGAAACTCATGCAGCCCGCCGAGCGCGGGCTTTCTTTCGTCTGGAGAAACCATGTCCACACCGCGCGGCGTTCGCAATAACAACCCGGGCAACATCGATTTCAACCCCCGTAACGCTTGGCAGGGCCAGCTTGGCTTGGAGGTGGGCGTGGGCGTGGCCAGCCCGCGCTTCGCCCGCTTTGACCAGGCCGAGAACGGCATTCGCGCCTTGGCCAAGCTGCTGCTCAACTATCGGGGCAAAGACGGCATGCCCGGCGTTGGCCGGCCTGGAATCGACACCCCGTTGGAATTCATCAACCGCTGGGCGCCGGTCAGCGAGAACAACACCCTGGCGTATGCCCAGGCCATCGCCAAGCGCCTCGGCGTGGGCGCGCGCGACTCCATCGACATTTCCAAGCCGCAGGTGCTGCGTGAGGCTGTCCTGGGCATCATCATCCACGAGAACGGCGGCAACCCCTACAAGGCTGAAGTGATCGACGAGGGTGTGCGGCGGGCGCTGGCATGAACTGGCTCGGCGCGGTACCGGCCTGGTGCTGGTGGTTGATCGCCTTGGTGCTGGTGGCTGGAGGCCAGGAAATCCGCGTCGGAGCGGGAAAATCGGAGGCGTCGGCTGCAAGGTCCGAGCTATCCGGCTACCGGCTGGAGGTGGCGGAACGCGACCGGCGAGCCGCAGTCCAGGCCAGAACCGAAGAACAGCGCCGCCAAGCAGTGGCGGACGAGGAGGGTGAGAGTGCACGACAGAAACTGGAACTGGCCCAAGGCCGCGTCGCTGCTGCTGAGTCTGCTACTGGTGGGATGCGCCGGGAAATCGCCCGACTGCGCGCCGGCCGATCAGCCAGCTGCGATACCATCGCTACCCAGCAGCGCCAGGCAGGAGCCTCTGCCGTCGTGGTGCTCGGGGGACTGCTTGAAGAAGCTGACCGAATGGCGGGAGACCTCGCGACAGCGCTTGAGCGAAGCCGGATAGCGGGTATGACCTGTGAGGCTGTAAACGACGCAATTCAGAAAAGCAGGGGGACGGTCGCTCTTCGTAGGTGATGGCTTTGCCTGGATAGCCCCGGTATGCAGTAGCCGGGACCATCGGGCGCGAGGTATTGAGGTATTTAGCCGATCACGCGGAGGGTGAACGACTTGTGTGGAATAGCACCCTTGTGAATCTTAGGACCTTGGGCGAACTTGATAGCGTATCGCGATGAGTCTTCATCGAGTTTCATGCTCTTGATTCGGTAGATACCAGGTTCCAGCTTTGAAATCTTGTCATTGAACTGCTTCGATCTATCGATTTTGATGATCTCGACATGCCGGGCCGATTCAAAAAGGTCCTCGCTTATGTCGGCGGCCGAGACGAACAGCGTGCCAGAACTGCTGGAGTGAGAGTTCTCGATAGATCTGCTTTTTAATCTTGGCTTGGGTGCAGAGCCTGTGCTCGCGAGTTCATTGACCAGATCAATCCACTCCTTACCGACGCGTTCGGAAGAGTATTTGGTCGCAGTAATCATGGCTCCCTTCGACAGCGCTTCAAAGGCTTCATCATCTTCCGCTATTTCGAGAATGCGGTCAGCTAGCTCTCGTTCGGACTCGACCAAGTAACCGTTAGAGTAGTCATCAATGATCTCTATCGGGCCGTAGTTGGTGTTGAACGAAATTACCGGCGTACCCACAGACATGGACTCGATAATGCTCAGACCGAAACCCTCAGATAGCGAGGTGGAGAGGGTGCAGCGCGCCCTAGAGTAAACGGCGTGAGGCGCTCTCGTGTAGCCGTTTAGGGAAACATTATCATCGAGATCAAGCTCAGAGATCAGCTCAGAAAGCTCATCGGCCAGTGCTCCGCGCCCCCAGATTTCCAACTGCAGGTCTGGGTTGCGCTCTACGACTATCTTGAAGGCGCGGATGGCACGGTCTAGGCGTTTGCCACCTTCAAGTCGAGACACGATTGCGAAAAGGTTTGGGTCCCTAGCAACGTCCTGTTTGATTGCAAATTCTGTCACAGAGTTCGGGATAACTACGGCATTCGAGCCATCCCCAAACTGCTGTTCGATGTCGTTTTTCTGGCTTTCGGTAAGAAGCACGAGAGCATCACAGCTGTTGGCGTTATCGATAATCGTTTGGCTGCGAGGCTTGATTGGGCTGCCGTAGGTGAATGGCTCCATGAAGTGGTTCCCATGCAGGGTAAGAACCTTGGAGGTCTTGCTGTCATGAACATTGGCCACAACGTCACTTGCCGAGGAAGCATCGGAGATGATTACCGTGTGGGCTCCATAGCTCGCGAGTTCTTGGAGCCAGGCAGTGCATGCTTCGTCCCGCGTCTTGTATTGCTTCGACCTTTCGTTATCGACAATCAGCTCAAAGGATACGGGGTTGCCTTCGGCGTCCAAGATCTCGCGGGCAAATACATCGCCGAAGCTGTTCATGTATTCGCGGATCTGGAATTCGGTCATGCCGATGAACCGGGATCTACGCTTTGGAAGGTTGGATGCCACCTTGACCGACAGCTGCTCAAGATCGGTGACTTTTGTGCCCGAGCGACGCATTACTGAGGCTTGGCAGTAGTAGTAGAAGAAGTTCAGCGCCAGGACTGGCTTAGCCAGCTGACCGCTGATGCGCAGAGACTGAACAGAGCTTTGCAGTCCAAGGTCCCAGTCGATTGACACGATGCACGACCTGAAACCGTTATCCGCCAGAATGGCAGATCGGTTGAGCGACACCCGAGTTACCCCGCCGGCAGAGGCAGACAATCGGTTTAGGACAGAAACCACCTGAGTGACAGCCGGTGGAGTAGCCCGTTTTCTTCCCATCAATGCGCCAAGCATCCGTACACATCCTGATCCGTTACAAACCCGGCATTATGCCAGCAACCCTTGCTAACTGCAGCTTTTAGAAGTGCTCAGGAAACTAGCTGGAAATTTCTTGTAAAAGCACCATTCTCTTCATCGACCTATCAGACTCCGTAGAGAACACTGCAATGGACAAGCGCACCTTCATAGGGATGGTTGAGGCCGGCGAGCCGCTGATTCAGCAGGCTATCGACGCCATGCGGGAGTACCACGAGTCCCAGGATCGTGGCGCGCCGCCAGAAGAGGTCGAGCGCCTACGCCTTCTCGCCGAGTCGCTTTTCCAGGCGGTATCCGACTACCAGCTTCGGGTAGTTGCCAAGGCTCGCAACAAGGATCTGCCGCCGCTTCACTAAACCGGCTCAATCAGTTCTGGCCCTTGGTTGCGCACGTTGCGACTGCTTTACCTACTGGGAACCAGCGAAAATCCTGAGCGGGCCCGCATCCAGCCTCGAGGATCTCCGTCGCGCGCTCAGGCGTTGTGACTGGGTCTAACCATTCCTTGGCCATTTCTGGCGTCAGCACTGGGGGCTTTCTGTCGTGGATCTCGACCAGCCCTTGATCGGCCGCTGCTGTGATGATCACGAACCCATCGCGCTCATCCGGCTCGAGGCTGTGGTGCACCTCGGCAAGTGCAGCGAAGTAAAGCGGGGCTCCGTTGGCGCCCGTGATGTAGTAGGGCTGTTTGCGCTTCGGGTTCGCTGGATCAGGCAGTCATTCAAACCAGCCATTTGCAGGCGCCAAGGCTCTGCCGTTTGGCCATAGCCCCTTGAAGAACTTTCCCGTCAACACCGTTTCGGCCCGAGCATTGATCGGATCCGGACGTTTCCCTTTTGCCCAGAACGGCGACCATCCCCATTTGACCCGATCCACACTCAGTCCTCCCTCCACCTGGCGTATGACCTCTACCCGGGTC